TAGGTTGCTCTATAAATAGCCTTTTCTAAAAATATAAGACCAAACTCACCACCAGTGATTCCAGTAATGTTTCCACCGTCAGGAAGTATCTGATAATCTGATTGTGATGTAGAACCAGACACCCAATTAGTTTCATCGTTAATATCAGACCATTGTACTTTTGATGGCTCTGTTGTGCCAAGATGTGCAGCAAATACAAAGTCACGAACAACTGTAATATATTTAGCTGTTGGAGCAGATGCAGATAAATCAGCAAATGCTGAAGATACACCCATTGTCCATGCTTGTATTGGTGTTGAATTATTTGTAGCTAATACCACTTTACCAAACTGTGCAAACTTCCAATAATGTAAACTAGAGTATCCACCAGCTTTAGATACATCTAACATATTTAAGTTAGTAGAATCAAACTGGAATAATTTAGTTTCTCCACCTGCAAACAGTTTTACTTCGTCACCAAACTTACCTGCAAAGATAGAGTTTAAGTTTTCAGATGCTGCATTAGAAAAGTCTTCTGCACTGTTAAAAGGTGCATAGCCAATAGATACAGGATATACATTTTTAGCTTCTAGTAACTGTCCTGCAATAGCAGGCTGATCTGGAAGCCATTCTTCAAACTTTAATCTTGTATTTGCCATTAAGTATATACCTCACCTGCTGTTACATTACCTGTGTTTGTAGCTGGGAATGCTCTTGTTTCACCCCAGATGATACGCACTGCACCTTGTGCTCCATATCCAGAAGATCCTGAAGAGTCAGCACCACCGCCTCCACCACCGTAGAGACCACCGTTTTTACCTTGACCGCTTTGACCACCTGAACCACCGCCACCTACAGGACAGTTATAACATCCGTAAGATGCACCAGATGCACCTTGACCAAAGATACTAACACCGCCACCACCTAAACCTTGAGAGTCACCAGCACCACCTGCACCACCAGATCCACCAGCATTTGTATTACCGTTAGCAGTATAGCCACCTGCACCAGCTCCACCACCACCAGCAGTTGGGTCACCATGCCACATATTTCCACCAGATCCACCACCGTCACCTACATAATTACCACCGTATGCAGTACCAGATGAGAAGTTTGGAGATTGACCACCACCACCTTTTACTGTGGATGTGTTAATAAAATAACTATCACCACCGTTGACTAGACCATAGTCGTTACCTACACCAGCACTACCTACAACCACAGTATATGTAGAACCAGGAGTGACAGAGATATTATTTTTCCATCCAAGTCCTCCGCCGCCACCACCAGGTCCAGCATTTCCAGAATGGTATCCACCTCCACCGCCACCAATACAAACAGCACTAACTTGTGTGACACCAGAAGGACAAGTCCATGAGTGTGTCCCTACAGTTGTATATTCGGACTGACCTTGATTATCATAGTTACGATTATAAAAGTCAGAAAAAGATACTGCACCAGATGATCTCTTACTTAATAGCCTGACCCTATAATCGTTCATACTGATTGTAGATAGTGATGTATTTCTTAACTCAAGCGTAACTTGGTTTAAGCTAATAGCACCGCTAGACTGCATTGCCATTATTCAGCTCCTTTAATCTTATCCACTTTCGCACTTAATTCTTTAATAGCTTCTATTAATAGTGGGACTAGCCTTTCGTATCTAACTGTTAAGTATTGTTCGTCTATAGGTGCAGGTGCAACAACTTCAGGCATAATTGCATTAACTTCTTGTGCTGATACACCGACTTCTTTTTTAACTTCATATCCTAGTTCAACTGCTTTATCATTTGCGTGATAATAAAAACCATGTAATGTATTGACTTTATCGAGTGCTTTTTCAATATTACCTAGTTTAGTTTTTAATCTGTCGTCAGAGTAGTATGCAGTAATGTTATTAGTTGCACGAATCTCGCCTGTTGTTCCAGACGCACTTGTGCCTATACCTAATGAATCAAATCTTGCATCAGCAGCAGTATCAAGACCTAGAGATGTAACTAACGCTGCAATGCTTGTTACTCCTGTACCACCTTGTGCAGCAGATAATGGAGTTGTTAATCCAGTTAAAGATGTAATATCAGCATTTGCACCAGATTTAGCAGCACTTAAGTTAGTACGAGCAGTAGTGGCATTTGCACTTCCAGTACCACCAGCAGCAACAGGAATAGTATCTCCACTTGTGCCTGACTGTAAATCTTTAAGGTGAGACATGATCTCACGAATAGCATTGTTAATGCCTGAAGGTGTACAACCTTCGTTAATATTAATACCGTCTATGTCAGTATTATTACTCGCATTTGAATCATATTCACTAATTTTGGTTTTTGCCATGTATTATCCTTTTCTTAACCATGTATTTGATTCAGGTGTATCTTCCACCCATATTTCATTTTCTGGTGAAACAGTAGACCATGTTTCTGTTCCAGCAGTGCTATCTGACCATTCTTCGCCCAATACAACACCAGATACTGATATATCTCCGTTTGCAGATACTCCAGCATTTCTATACCATATTGCATTACCTAAAGCATTTACAATGGCATTGCCCTCTATTGTTGGGAAAGCCTCTAATATTGTACCGCCTAGACCTTGAGCAGAACCAGTTGCTGTAACGCTACCAGTTGATGTTCTAACTCTTGTCGCATCTAATGTGACTGACACATTGCTAAACATTGTGCCACTAGCATATGCCCATGATAATCCATCTGACACAACTCTTGCGATACCAGAAATGTCACCAGAAGATGTTCTGTATCTAATTGCAGATGAATCTACGGTTGCATTAGCAGAGATAGATGCAGGACTTTGCTGTATACGAATGCCATTAATAACAACAGATCCATCAGCAGAAATAGTCCCAGTAAATGTTCTTATACGAGTTGCATCTATTGTAGCAATAGCATTTCCGTTAATATCACCAATGCCAAACTTAATTGATCCACCTAGTGAACTAAAAGGTGATTGAGAAAATGCAGATATGCCAAACATTATTCACCAAGTTCTGGTAGATTTTCTTCTGCTTCTGCTTGTCTTTCTGCTGCGGTTTTAACTACACCTAATTCAAATGCTTGTGCAACTTGAGCATCTTCACCTGTTGCAAGCTGTACATTGTTTTCATTACAATGTTTAACAAGTAATGCTATGATTTCATCTTTAGCAATTCTTGCTCTATTTTTAAGAGCATTGTCTGCCCAATCTTGCGGTGTATTTGCCGCATATTCTAGACACTTTAATTCTGTGTCTGTTAATGTTATTGTTATTGTTGTCATTTGTTTTTCCTTAAAATTAACCTATTAAATAACCGCCAAAATTATTTTGCTGATTTCTAGAACCATATGATGCATATATTGTTACATAATCGTTAACTGATAGCGAAACTATAACTGTTCCAGTTTGACAAAAATGATTATTATATGCTCCAGCACCACCTGATGGATAAGTAGCAACTATTGTACCATTTACACTAAAATCCAATTCTACATATGTTGTTGAACCACTACCATAATATTGTTGCGAACCAAAAAATAAATATGTTCCAGCAATAGGAGCAGTAAATCTACCATTTGTTGAATTATAATGTGAACCAATATTGACATATACAGTACCACCAGTTCCAGTTGACCCATTTCCTGAATATGTTAAACTTACTACAGAAAATGCTGGTTGATACGGCATAGTTACACGACCATTAGAGTCTATACGCATTCGTTCTGTATCATTAGTTAAGAATGTAGTAGGTCCACCATATATGTTACCAAAAGAAACAACAGACTCATAACCTTTGACATATTGAGTGCCGCTACCAGAGCCACCCATAATCAAGTAGTTCCCGCCTCTTGCCACCCTAAATGCTTCTCCAGTAGTACTTTGTTCAACATGAAGTTTTGTTGCTGGACTACTCGTACCAACACCTACATTATTATTAGTAGCATCTACATGAAGAGTGCCTGAATCTATATCAACACTTCTATCAGACTCAATAGATAATACAGTACTTCCGTCTTGCTCTATCGTTGAACCAGATGCTGTGGGTTTTATACTAATGGTCATTACTGAACTCCGTCTAGTTGTTCCTGTGTAGGTTTAGCTAATGTTGGGTGATTCCATTCTTTGATGTAATCACCTTTACCATCGCTATCATTCTGAAGCATGATTGTACCTGTAGTTAATGCAAAGTCTTCATTAGTTAAACTTGGGTAAAGCGTTATTATTTTTTCGTAAAGTGTCATGTTTTATCCTTGTGCTATTAAAATTCCTGAAAACCATGTTAATGATGTGCCTGCATAAAATGTAGTATTAGTAGAAGACTTTCCATATAAGTCTACATATTGACCTTCTGAAATATATAGAATGCAAGATAACTCTGGACTTGCATTTGTTCCATTACTATATCCTATATTTCCATATAGTTTTCTATCATCATTTACAAAAATAGAAACATGGTATTGACCATTTGGTCCTTGCATATGGGTAGACCCACTAAAATGATAATATCCAGATACTGGTGCAGTAAATCTACTATTTGCAAATGAATTGCTTGTGTCAAATGTTTCCGCACCAAAAGTAATTTTTGTATCTACATTACCACTAATTGACTGGTCAACAGTACTGTACGCTCTAAATGCAACAGGTTGTTGTGGTTTATATCCATTAGCATTAAATCTACCTACCTCTGTAGGATTCTCTGCATTACCGACACCAATCCTTAATGTTCCATCAGGCGTTGCTGGTTGATAGATGGTAAAGTTATTGCTAGAGGTAGCATCTGTTCCGACTTGTAGTTTCTTTGATTTTACTGTACTCATACTGCCCTCGCTAGGAAACCATTAAAATATTTATCTGCTTGTCCAGAACCTGTGAATGTTAAACTTGTTCCTGTTGCATAAACCCATAATTCTACATAATCTGTTGTACCATTCATATATATTAAAGAAGATACATTTACTCTATTTCCTATTGTTGCTAAATCTATGCCTAACTTAAATTCAGAACCATTTTTTCTAATGGCACATAATAATCTAGTTGTGGTTGAACTGCTCATATTTACTTGACCATTAATTTGATAGTATCCTTCTACATCTGGGGTAAATCTATAATTTGTAGAACTATCGTAAGCATTTGTTGCATCAAATTCTTCTACATTAACTGGAACTTTTGTCCATGTTGCATTTGAAACACTTGCTGTTGAATTTGAATAAGCACTAAACGCTGGTGCATCTGTAACTATCTGTGGTACATCAATGTTACCACCAAATGTACTGGTATCATTTCCTTTTATCTGTGTTGTCATAATATTCCTATTAAAATTCTATCCATCCAGTAATGATGTATTTAGTACCATTGATTGGTGGATTGCCTCGATGTACATGAGTAAAGCCAGCAGGAGATAACATAATTGTTCCTTGTTTTGGAGTGATTCTCACTTGTTGGTACAGAAACTCTGTTTCACCAGCCTCAAAATCATCATTCAAATATGCGATCCATCCTAATAATCTTGATGAATCAGTTCTGTTAAATGTTTCACAATGCCATACATGATAGCCTTCACCAGCCTCTATCTTTTGTATTTTCATTCCATAACAGGAATGTCCACCCATATCTCTTAAGATGGAGTATTTATGAGAATATGGTGTATAACAACTCGCCCATAACGCATTGCTAAATTCTTTCATCAGATCACCAGATGTATGTTCTAGTGGAAAGCTTTCTGGTAAGAATAATACAGATCCGTCTTTATCTAGCTTTCTAGCGTTATCGTGTTCTTGTCTTGTTTTAGTGTAATTATGTTGTGATGCAAAGTTAAAATACTCTATCGCTTTGTTGCAAAACTCTGGAGTTAAAACATTATCGTATTGTTCTATAAATGTCATACAACTGACCATGTAGAACCATCACCGATTGTAATAACAATACCATCTGCTACAGTGACTGGACCAGCAGTCATAGCATTGCGATTGTCTGCGAGTGTGTAGTTTGTATCCAGTGTGATGCTGTTTTCTACGAAACCAATGCCATTTATAGTAATGCTCATTCTGCCTCCTCTGGTGTGTTACCTTCTGCTACCCATTCTAGGTATTCTTGATAGTCTGTGTTAGCTTCGTCTAGTGGTATAGATAATATCTGAACTCCATCTTTTTTCTTTGAAACAGATACCCATTCATTAGTAATTCCAATTTGTTTTTGATATGTTATTGTCATTATAACTCCGCACTAAAATCTATATAAGTTCCAACAGTAGTAGATATTATATTATATACAGAACCTGCAGAAACTCCTGTAGTTGTAAAATTAAGCACTCCAATATCAACAGTATTATTTGTACTTGCAATAGCTGTTATAGAACCTGTAGGACTATTCCACCAAAGCAAATTTGATGAAATTGATGATGATGGAGATGCCCTCATAGTAACAGGTAATTTACAATGTGCTTGTCCAATATTTGTTGTAGTATAACCAATAGCACATGCCATAAATGTAGGAGCTGGGTTTCCAGAATTATATACATTTTTCCAATAATATCTTTGACATCTCTGTAACTCCATATCATAAGGTCTGTGTTCAAATGGTGTAGCTGTGTCACCTACTTCTAGTTGGACACCTGTGATGTTAATGTAGTTAGAAGTACTGTCTGCTAGGTTTACTTGTCCTACTGCTCTATCTGCTTGTACAGCAGATTTCCATGATGTATTTAAAGTACCAGATGAGTAATCTGAACCAGCAGCTAACCACATATTTATATCCATACTTCTTTCATTATCATTATCAAATGCTCCAGAAGTATCTCCAGCATAAGTTAATGTTTTTTTCTCCCAAGTGTCTGCTGTGTCTATCGTGTATGCTTTTGATATTGTCCTTGTGTTGTCAATATCATAAAGGTCTACAATATATGTTCCAGTTTTATTAGACTTTATCCAAAATGATAATGTTACTGATTCTGCGTTTGATGTACCCTTTTTAAGATGTTGTAAATTTTGACCTTCAAACCTATATTGAAGAATAAACAAACTAGAAGCTCCAAGACTTGCATTTGCAGTGGTGCATTGTAATTTTACGCTATTAGGAAATCCTTGTCCTGTTGGAACATTTGTATCTTGAGTTTCTGTCCATGTTCCTACAGAAGAAAGTCTGGTTGTCCATCTGTCAACAGTATTATATCCACTAGTTGTAATACCTGTTGCACTCGTACCCCTCTGTGCTATCCTCATATCACCATTGATGATAAGATTGCGTACACCTAAAGCATTCTGTGTTGCTAGTGTGCTAGAAGTGGCAGGTAGGTTTAGTGTTGTTGTTCCTGCAACTGCTGGTGCTTGTATGGTAACTTCACCAGATGTATCGCCTTTTAGTTTAATGCTTGCCATTATTCTGCTTCCTGTTCTTCATCCATAGGGACTTGTGATGTTATTGCAGATTGAGTTTTTAATGGTTCTACGATAACCTTACCATTTTCATCAGTCCAATCTGTGTCATACATATGTTGGTCTTGTCTTTCACCAATAACTAACCAAGATACTGTTGCTGTTGAATTTTCATTTTGACATTGAATAGTCAGTATATTGCCATTGACAGAACCTTTCACTGCATCCCAATCAGTTTCATTTGATGTGTAACAATGAATATCTCTATTTAATGCTACAAATGTTCCTTCTGTCATAGTTGATACAGTATCTAAATTAACTGTTGCTTGACCATTTACTAATTCTACTTTACCTCTATAAATGTTATTAGCTTGTGGACTTTCTACAAAAGAATGTACTAAATTATGAGTTTCATTTAATTCTGGAAGTGGATGGTCAATTTTAAAAGAACCTGATGTTTTTGAGAATGCTCCACATTTAAATGCGTGCAATCCAGCACCAGCACTCCAACCACCAACAGCAAACCAATTGTCTGTGTCTAACCCAAAATAAGAAGCATAAGCACCTGGTCTATGAAACGCCATAAATGCAGCATTTGCTCCGCCCCCTCCATATATTTCAAGACCTCCTAGCGAACCTGTTGCTGTACGCAAAGTGCCTACATTTTGAGAACCTTGATGAGTAGACCTTTGTGTAAATATAGAATAACCACCATTAGCAATTTCTAATCGCAAGTCTGTTGTATCCATAGAACCTGCTGAACCTCCAGCAGAACCACTTGCTCCAGTATGAAATGTAATAGCACCATTTTGTAAGCGAATTGCAGAATAACCACCTGTATTGTAATATTTCCATCCAGAATTGTAATATATGTTGTTACCAAATAATGATTGGTCACTAACAACATCTCCAATGACAGTTTTTGTTCCTATTGTTATCGTGCGACTTTCTGATGGCATTGGGTTAGAATTACCAATACCTACTCTATTATTAGTAGAGTCTACATACAATGTATTAGTATCCACAGTAAAGTCACCTGTAACATCTATACCATTAGCAGTAATAGATGTTATTGTTGAACCAGAACTTTGAAAATTAATTTCACCACTGGTATCTGGTGTGATAATTACACCATTACTTGTATCTGCATTTATTGTAACTGCCATTATATAACCTTCCAATTAGAACCTGATGGGACTGTCACACTTACGCCTCCGTCAATACTGACTGGTCCAACAGATAAAGCATGATAGTTGTTAGGGATAGTAAAGTTAGCACTCACTGTTGTAGAGTTTAAAAAGATGCCATTAGATGCTACGATTTGTGGTGCATATAATGTGCCAGTAAAGTTTGCAGTAGCATCATCATACTTTGCAGTATCTGCATCATACGCTTGAACTGTTGAACCTATGTCACTAGCATCAAGCACAACATTTCCACCAATATCCACTACACCAGCACTACTAATTCCCATACGCTCTGTATTGTTGGTATAGAATTTCATCGCATTATTTGGATGGTCATAATAAATCTGACCTATGTCACCATCACCCGCATCACCAAAGTTAATTTTTGAATAAATATTTGATGTAGATGTTAAATTTAATTCTGCAAAAGATGCGGATACTGATAAAGTGGGAGCAATTACTGCTCCTGTAAAAGTTGCTCCAGCAGTATTAACACTGCGTTCAGCAGGATATGTACAGAATACATCACTTACACCAGATAATGTAATTTTACTACCAGCGTTACTAGACTCTAATACAGTATCACGAGATAAAGTTGTGCCTGATGCTGTATAAGTGCCAATACCTACTTCCCAGCTTGTGCCTGAAACGATTGCATAATAAGTGGTATTGCCGTCACCTATTGCAGCAAATGTTTGAAAACCTTCTGAAGCACCAGCCAGTGTAAGCGTACCTGTGCCTGTAGTGTTCGTGGTTTCCTTGACTCTATCCTTAACGACAAATGCCATTATTTATCCTTACGCTAATGTAACTGATAAGTTACCTGTTGCTATTTTAAAGATGTCACCAGAATCGATAGTTTTAGATACATCTAAAATTGTATGGAATAATAAATTACCACCGCTAGAAGCATCGTAGATACCAATATGAGATACTGTACCCCATGAAGCAGTTGCTTGTGGAAATTCTATATCTGCACTGTTTTGTGTAACACCGTTAGATGGTGCATCAAAAGTTACTGCTATTCTTACATAAGAACCTCCAGTAATTTCTGTGCCTGTATCAGCATCTGTTGGATCATCACTAAATAAACCTACATATACAGTCGCAGGAGATGTATAAGATGTGTTACGGAGAACTGCATTGATTACTGCGTTCTCTAAATAATTACTAAATTCAGACATTTTTTATTTACCTCGTTGATAATGTTATTGACATAGGAGAAGATGGATATTCACTATCATCATCACTTGCTCTTAATGATGCTAAACCTCTATCGTATAAAGATGCCCATGTTGCTAATCGTTCATCGTTCATCAGATAAGGTTCTGCTTCAGCTAATGCACCATATAAAAGTAAGTCTGGGCAAGTAGCCAAAAATAGATTTGATGGTGTGCCATCTGATAGGAAATCAGGTTTATAGTAATACACCATTCTTAATGTGTATTCTGCATCAGGATATGGAGCAAATTGAAACTCTGTTCCTAATAATGTGTACATGGTAGGTACACCTTTTTCTGTTGTTCTAGCGTTTCTAAAGAAGTTAGAAGTGTTTTGGAACTGTAATACACGCACAGGATTAGTATCAATATGCAGATCTTTCATTGCTAGAAAGTCAGCAGGTAATGCTACAGTAGAATCATTCACTGTTGTAGTCGTAGTAGCCACTTTAAGCATCTGTCTTAACCTTAAATCTCTGCGTAGTCTTTGCTCTGCTAGATTAATAAAGTCAGGTATCTGTGTGGTCAGGTCACTACGAGCAAGATAATCTGCTATCGTGCTTTTTAATTCTGTGTATGAAGTAAATGCCATTATACTTTACCTTGTCTTGTTCTAAAGAAACGGTTGTCTGGGTCATTTAACCAAACACGAAATGCTTTCTGGTCAATTACATGAAAGCCTCTCATAATTCCTTTTTGGTTAAGTGTGTCTATTACGGTCAGTGGAATAGAAGCTATCTTATTGTCAAAGACATCATTACCCCAACGACCATTTGTTTGGTTATATTCTTGTTTGTTCTGTTCAATAATTGCGGATACATCTTGTGCAGTCTCAATCACTAATCCACCGTCATCGGTGTCATGAGCTACTTTGTTTCTAATATTATCTTTTTCTAATATCTTCGCCATAATAATCCTAAAAGGGTAATGCCCTCCGAAGAGGGCAATTATCCGTATTACTCTGCAAGGTCAGCAATAATTGCGTGAGCTGCTTCGTTTTTAACTTCAAGTGTGTATTCAACAAGAAGTTGTGTTTTTTCGCTGTCACCAGTTTTAGCTAATTCGTTTGTAGC